CCCCGAACCCCAACCAGGACAACACCCATGACCCCACCCGCCGAACCATGGGAACCCCGCCTCTGGCGCAGCGGAGCACCCGGCGTCCGCCCTGTCAGCCTTCCGGTCGAGCCTGCGCGCCCGCGGCGGGTCCGGGACGCGACGCTCTGGCTGCCGGATGAGCCGTACCCGCACTTGGAGCCGGAGGACGGCCGGGAGCCGATCTGGGTGGGGTTGGCTCGGGACGAGCGGTCGATGGTGGCACAGGCGTTGGAACGGTCGGAGGAGATCGAGCGGGCCGCACCCGAGGGCGATAGCGACTGGCGGTCGCGGAGGCGGCGGACGCTACGTGGCCGTCTCGCCCGCCTGGAGTTGGAGTTGGGACGGTACGAGGCGTGGCGGGCCGAGATGGCAGAGCGGGGCGTCTAGGGGCCTCTCCGAGCCTGTTGAGGGCAGGGGTCGTCGCCGAGGGTTCACCGGATATCCACCGGGTTGTCCACAGGCATCCCCCTAGAGGCGCGCGTTGCCGCCTACGCTCCGTGGCCGTGATCGACTCCGGCGTCCCGGCAGGGGGCCTGCGGCGGTGACGTCCCGACGGGCGAAGAATCCGGACGTGGCGGAGGAGAAGCTTCTGCCGCCGCGTCGTGGTGGACGTCCGGCGGCGATCTGGCGGCTCCCGAAGTCGATCCTCGACCGGGTCGCCGAGTTGCGCGTCGCGGGGTGGAGTGCCTCGCAGATCTGGGACGAACTTCAGGGCGAGTTCGAGGCGCGCGACGTCAACTACGACGCGTTGGCGAACTACCTCCAGGGGCGGATCAAGGCGAGAGATGACCGGCGCCACCCGGAGACCGCGGCGCCGTACCTCGGACGGCTCGCCGCGCTGCTCCACCAGGCGGGAGTCGACCCGGCTGATATCGGCCGGGCGGAGAAGATCCGCGTGTCGACGTGGCAGTCGATCACGAAAGACGCGGAGGGCGAGGCGCACGTCCACGACCTGTCGGGGGCGAACATCGTCCTCGCGCCGTCATGGGCGGAGGGCCCGAAGTGGCAGCCGATCGACCGGGGTCCGCCGATGACGCCGCGGGTCCGGGAGCCGCGCAAGGTCAAGGGGAAGTGGCGCCGCTGTTTCCTCTGGCCCGACACGCAGGTCGGTTACCGCCGTGACCTGACGACGATGGAGTTAGAGCCGTTCCAGGACGAGCAGGCGATCGCCGTCGCGCTCGCGGCGCTGCGCGACTACGACCCGGACCTCGTCATCATCATCGGCGACTTCCAAGACTTCGCCGAGTTCGGCAAGTTCGACCAGGAAGCCGGGTTCGCTCTCACCGTCCAGCCGGGCGTCGACCGGGGCACGCTCCTCATCGCGGAGATACGCGCAGCGGCGCCCCACGCGGAGATCGTGTTCATCCCCGGCAACCACGACGAGCGGCTCCACAAGATGATCCTCCGCAATGCCCGCGCCGCGTACGGCATCCGCCGGGGGACGCCGCCGGGCGCGACGCCTGACACGTGGCCGCAACTGTCGGTCCCGTCGCTGCTCCGCCTCGACGAGCAGGACGTCAAGTACGTCGGCGCCTACCCGGCGTCGGTCTACTGGATCAACGAGAACGTCTGCGCGATCCACGGGGCGCGGATCACGTCGGCCGGGTCGACGGCACTCAAGCAGATCGACGACTCGCGCGTCTCGGTCGTGTTCGGCCACGTCCACCGGCTGGAGTTGATTCACCGGACCCGCCTCGCCTACTCGGGCGCGAAACGGAACTTCGCCGCGTCGATCGGCTGCCTCTGCCGCCTCGACGGCGCGGTCCCGTCGACCCATTCGGCGGACCTGTTCGGCCGGGCCGTCCCGACCGTCGAGAACTGGCAGCACGGCTTCGGGCTCCTCGCCTACGAGCCGGGCGACGGCCGTTTCCACCTCGACATCCAAGACATCCAGGACGGGATGACCTACCTGTGGGGCCAGGAGATCCGAGCCGGGAAACGGACGTGAGCGAGCTGGCCTGGTCGGTGCTCCTCGACGGTCTCGGCCTCGTCCCGCTTCTCCTCGCCCGCTACAAGCGGCCGGAGACGTGGCTCGCCGCGACGGCGATGATGGCCCTCTGGGTCGCCTACGCCCTCGACCGGGGCGGCTACGGGTTCATCCCCGGCGCCGTGATCTACGCCGCCGTCTACCTCGCGAACTGGGTGAAGTGGCGGGCCGACGACCGCCAGACGGCCACCACAGCCAGCCCCGGAGGTCGTCCGTGACGACCCCGGTCGGACCGTCTACGGTCGGCGGCATGGCAATCCCCGACTGGATGGACAAGCCGTCACCGCCGATCGACGAGGAAGACCTGAACCGCATCCGTCTCGACGCGGCGAAGCTCGGCGCCTACTGGTACGCCCTCGACGAGAACGGCATCCCCGACGACCTCCGTAAGCTTCTCGTCTCCCAGTACCACCAGCTCCTCTGCTTCCAAGACACCGACGTCGAGGCCGGTGACGGCGAGCTGTGACCCTGGAGTGGAAGGGCACGCCGGTCTACTCCCGCGAGCGGATCGGGACGTGGCGCGGCCACCTCATCGACCCGTTCGACCTCGACGCGACGCTCGTCGACATCGTCGACATCGCCCACTCCCTCGCCCGCCTCTGCCGTTACAACGGCCACACGGAGGGGCACTACTCGGTCGCGCGCCACTCGATCCTCGTCGCTGGCCGCCTCGCCGCTACGGGACACCCGCGCGACGTCCAGCTCGCCGGTCTCCTCCACGACGCCGCCGAGGCGTACCTGGGTGACATGACCAGCCCGTTGAAACGCCGCCCTGAGATGGCCCCGTACCGCGACGCCGAAGACCGCGCGCAGAAGGTCATCGCCGGGGTGTTCGGGCTCCCCCACCCGCTACCGGACGTCGTCTACGACGCGGACACGCTCGTCGCCCTCGAACGAGAGATGCCATACCCGCACGGCCTCGCGCACGCATACTGGGGCGAGGCGTGCGACGACGAGTTCGAGTTCCTCGCCTGTTACCACGACCTGACCCGCACCATGCCGGAGGTGCCGAGTGACCCAGACCGAGACGACCCGTAGCCTCGACGACACTTTCCTCGCGATGGCAGTCCGGGTCGCGGAACGGTCTCCGGACCCGTCGACGCAGAACGGGGCGGTTCTCGTCCCCCTCGCCGGGATGCTCGTCTCGGGCTACAACCGGTTCCCGGACGGGGTCGCGTACAGCGACGAACGGTGGCTGCGCCCGGCGAAGTACAGCTACGTCGAACACGCCGAACGGAACGCCGTCTACGCCGCGGCGCGCTACGGGACCCTGACTCACGGCGCGACGCTTTACTGCCCGTGGGCCGCGTGTGCCGACTGCGCCCGGGCGATCATCCAGGCGGGGATCGTCCGCCTCGTCCGCCTCGGGTCGATGTCGAACACGAACGAACGGTGGGACGACTCGGTCCGGGTCGGCGACGTGATGCTCGCCGAGGCTGGAGTCGCCGTCAACGACCTGATCATCAAGCCGGTCGGTGTCACGCTCCGCCGCAACGGCGACGAGGTGAAGTTCTGATGCGCCTCGTCGGGCTGCGCGGCTACGCCCAGGCCGGGAAAGACACCGCCGCGCTCGGCCTCGGCGAGGAGGGCTGGGCCCGCGTCGCGTTCGCCGACCCACTCAAGCACGTCGCCCGTGCGCTCGGCTGGGACGGCAAGAAAGACGACGACGGCCGCCAGTTCCTCCAGGACCTCGGCAAGGCGGTCCGCGACCACGTCCACCCCGACGCGTGGGTCTGGGCGGCGGAGCGGGAGATCGACGAGTTGGAGCGGGGCGGCCTCCCGGGTGTCGTCGTCACCGACGTCCGCTACCCGAACGAGGTTGAGATGATCCACCGCCGCGGCGGCATCGTCGTCGAGGTCGTCCGGCCGGGCGTCGGCCCGGCGAACTACCACGAGTCCGAACACGCGCTCGTCAACGTCCCGCCGGACTTCACCCTCGCGAACGACGACTCGATCCGGGCCTTGATGAACGGCCTCGCGCTCCTCGTCGCGACGAGACTCCCGAGGCCGCGGTGAAGAAGATCACGGTCTCCATCGCCCCTGATGCCCTCGAACGGCTCGACGCCTCCGCGGCTCGGCTCGGCGTCTCCCGCTCCGAAGCGGTCGGCTACGCCCTGACCGTCTGGGCGGCGCATGGGGCGACGGCGCCGTTCGTCCCGAAGATCCTGGTCGGCCGCATCAGGCGCGACCCGGTCGTCGAGGCCCGAGAACACGGTGAGGTTACGCCCCGGTTCGGCGGGAAGGTCAAGCCCTAGGTCCCACCGCTAGCGCGCGGCGGTCACCTACGGTCCCTGAGAGCCCGGCCTCGACCGGGGCGCAGCCGAGGGGACAGGGTGCTGAATGACGCCGCCCGAGGAGGAACACCCGCGACGGCGCCGCCGTCCGCGGCTCCTCGCGATCGACGTCCTCATCCCGATCGCGTCGGCTCCGATCCTCGCCGGAGCGGTCGGGCAGATCACCAGTTCGCATACGAGCCCGGCGTCCGGGTACTACCTGGGGCTGAGCCTGCTCGGGATCTGGGCGGGTCTCCGCTACGACAGACGGGAGAAGTCGTGAGACTGACCTGGTTCTGGCTCCGGACCGCCTACCCGGTCACGACCGCGGTCTGCGCGTTGAGTGCCGTGACCGGCGCGGTTCTGGTCGCCGTCCGGTGACCGACGACCGCCGTTCCGGGCCGGGACGCCGCCGCGCCGACCGGCACGTCGGCCTCTTCATCCTCATCGGTGTCCTCGTCGTCGCGACCGCGCTCGGCTTCTGGCTGACCGGCCGTGCTATCTCCGACGCGAACGACGCGAAGGACCGGGTCGCCGTCGAGGCCCTCGCCCGCCAGGCTGACACCTGCGCGTCGCAGGTCCGGGGCCGCGAGGCCCTCCGGGGGATCGTCACGTTCGCGTACACCCAGCAGTCCGTCGGGGAGCCGCTCCCACCCGCGGTCGGCGTCGACCCCGCGACCGTCCAGTGGGTCGAAGCGATCCTCACCCAGGCCGCGGACGGGTCGTCGCGCGCCGACGTCCTCGGCCGGGCGCTCGCGTCGATCCCGCCGCTGAAGTGCGTCAACGGCGTCCCGACGGCGACGCAGGTACCAGGCCCGCCGCTCCCGACGACACAGACCACGAGACCGCGCTAGCGCGCTAGCATCTCGGGTTGTGAGCCGCGTCGACTTCTTCGCGTCGGAGTCCCAATACCTCGACCACGTCGCCCCCGTCTGGCACGCCCTACCCGCCCCGGCCCGTGGCGAGTTCATCGTCCCCGACGCGCTCGTCGGCCGCGCCCACGCCCGCGGTATCGAGGCCGTCTCGACGAAGGGCGGCCACGAAGACTTCGGTCTCGTCGCCTCCTACCGTGACCTGCTCCTCCTCGCCCCACGCCGCAGCGGCGTGATCCTCATGGAACACGGCTCCGGGCAGGCATACCCGGGACGCGGTGAACGCCACCCGGCCTACGCGGGTGGCACCGGCCGGGAACGGGTCTCCCTGTTCCTCTGCCCGAACGACTACTCCGCCCAGCTCAACGCCGACGCCTACCCCGACGCCGCGGTCGCGAACGTCGGGTCGCCGTGGCTCGACTGGCTGATCGGCAGCCTCGACGTCCACGAGCATCCGAAGACCGTCGCGTTGACGTTCCACCCGAACCTCGACGTCTGCCCCGAGACGCGATCCGCGTGGCCGTGGTGGCACGACACGCTCCTCTCGATGGTGCTCGATACCGGCTGGCGGGTCGTCGGGACCGGCCACCCACGGTCGCTCTACCCGGAACTGGCGAACTGGTACGACTTCAACGGCGGCGGTGAGGTCATCGTCGTTCCCGAGTTCACCCAGGTCTGCGAAGAAGCCGACGTCCTCATCGGCGACAACTCGACGGCGCTCTACGCCTGGCAGGCCCTCGACCGGCCGGTCGTGACCCTCAACTGCCCGTGGTATGACAAGACGGTCCGCCACGGCCTCCGCTTCTGGGACGCCGTCCCGGGCGCGCCGTGCGACGACCCCGTCGACCTCTACGAGGCCCTGAAACGCGCCGACGACCCTCGGGCCCGGAAACGGGCCGTCTCAGCCGCCTGGGGGACCGTAGACGGCCGTTCCGCCGTCCGAGCGGCCGGAGCTATCACCGACCTGCTCTGAACGCTTAGACGGCCTTCTAGCGGGGTCAGGGTCGTCCCGCGGTCAGACGAGTAGCGTCGCCTCATGCGGAAGATGTACGACACGGTGAACACGTCGGTCGGGCAGCTTCCCCTCGACGCGCAGATGGTCGCCGGGTACGTCGACGGCTTCTACCGCTGGTCGGCGGCGGACTGGGCCCGGTTCCCGAGCGCGGTTCACGTCCCGATCGCGGTCCACCCGTCAACCAACGGCGGGACCGTCCTCGACGTCGAGAAGGGCGACGCGACCCCGGAGCAGGCGCCCGGCTGGGTGACGATGCGCCGCGCGGAGGGCGTCGACCCGTCGGTCTACTGCTCCCACTCGCCGTGGAAGACGGTCCGCGAGCAGTTCCTCGCCCAGGGCGTCGCGGAGCCGCACTACTGGGTTGCCGGATACCCGGATGGCGGCCCGGTCCTGTTTCCCGGCGCGGTCGCCCACCAGTACGCTGACGTCGGCCCGCACGGCGAGAACTACGACACGAGCGTCGTCGCCGACTTCTGGCCCGGCGTCGACAACCCGGGGGCGCCGCTCCCGGTACCGCCTACCGCTACCGCAGGAGCGCACGATATGGACGTCTACTGGACGAACGACGCGGCCCGGAAGACGCCGGGCGGCGCGTGGGGCACGCTCATTATGCAAGGCTCGACGGTCCTGATGGACTGCACGGGCGCGGAGAACGTCCTCGGCTTCCCCGCCGACTACGTCTACGTCCACGACCTCCAGTCCGACGCGGTGAAGGCGACGATGAACCCGATCCTGGTGGGGAGCGCAGCGTTCGACAAGCTCCGCGCCGGGCCGACGATCACCGTCTCCCCGGCCGCGGTCACGTTCCCTCCCTACGTTCTCACCGGTACCGCGAAGCCGGTATCAGCGTGACCGTCGAGGGCCTCGCGCTCCGCCTCTACGCCCTCCAGTGCCACGACCTCCAGAACCGCCGGGCCCGGGTCCGGATGGGTAACGACTGGGCCGAGTGGGTCGTCGTCCACGACTGCGCGATGACTCTGCTCCTGTTCTGGACCGTCGTTCTCGCCTACCGGATCGCGAGACGCGAACATGACTGACCGGCCGCCGGTCTCCTGGCAGGAGGCCATCATGCGTTCCTCCGACCCGGAAGGTCTCACCCGGGCTCTCGTCGTGGCGGACCGGGAACGTAACGCGTGTCAGGGGCTCCCGGTTCCGATCCTCCCGAGCCAGGTCGCCGCCTCGGCAGTCGGTCCGGTCGTCGCCGCTCGGCTCCGCCGCGCCCACGAGAAACGCAAGGCAGGCCAGTCCACCGAGACGCGCTAGCGCGAGGCTAGGGTCAGGGGCGATGATCTTCCGCCGTCCCGGCAGTCTCACTTCGGTTCTCGAATCGTCGGAGCCGTTCCCGGAGATGCGCGACGCCCTCGACGCCGTTGTTGAGCACCTCTCGTCGGAGCGGTGGGCGTTCCCCGTCGAGAGCATCGAGACGTTCCGCCGTACCGACGGCTGGTACGCCCGGATCACGTTCGCTTCCTGATGGAGGACCTGATCGTCGACGCGCTCGCCGTCGCTCGCCTGACCAGGCTGCTCCTCCGCGACGGGATCACCGAGCCGCTCCGCGTCCCGGTCCGCCGCTGGGCTGGGCGCCGCCCACCGCTAGTCGGGAACCTGCCTCTCGACGAGTGGCTCGCCCGCCCGGCCGCGCACCCGAAAGTCGCTGAGCTACTCGACTGCGCCTGGTGCGCGTCGGTGTGGGTCGCCGGAGCGGTCCTCTTCGCCCGCTACCGGACGAGCCGCGCCTGGCAGGCCGCGGCGACAGTCTTGGCCCTCTCGCAGGTCGCGGGGATGCTCGACCGGGAGTAGCGGTCCGCAGGCGGAACGGGACTGGTGCGTACCCTGTCCCACCAAATGGCTTCGCCTCCCTCCCCGAAGCGGCCCGTCGGCTACTACCGCCGCCCGCCGCGCCGTCCCAGCAGCCTCGTCGCGTCCGCGCAGAAACTCGACCCGCTCAAGCCGATCGTCGACGCCGCAGGCCGGAAACCGCAACGGGCCCCGTGGCAGTCGCGCGCCTGGACCTACTACGACGAGATCGGCGAGGTCTGGTTCGCGATGAACGTCCTCGCGAACGCGATGCGGAAGGCCCGGTTCATCATCGCGAAGCCGAACGAGGACCCGACCGCCGAACCCGAACCGGTCGGCGAGGATGAGGGACCAGACGCCGACCAGGCCCGCGCCGAACTGGACCGCATCCAGTCCGACGTCGGCGGGCAGGGCGAGATCATCGCCGGAGCCGCCCTGAACCTGTCGGTCGCCGGGGAGTGCTACCTCGTCGGCTGGTCACCGCCGGACGACTCGACGGGCGGCACCGCGGACGGCCACGAACGGTGGGACATCCTCTCCTCCGACCAGGTCGAACCGTCCGCGGGTGGGTGGCGGATCAGGAAGACGCCGACCGACCAGGGCGACGGGTACACGCTGACGAAGGACGACTTCATCGCCCGCATCTGGCGGCGTCATCCCCGCTGGCTTGACCTACCCGACTGTCCGATGCGCGCCGTTCTCGGCTCACTCGACGAACTGCTGATCCTCTCCCGGGCGATCCGCGCCGCGGCCGTGTCGCGCGCCGCGGGGAACGGCATCCTCATCGTCCCGTCCGAGATCAGCTTCCCGGCCGATGACGTGACCGCCGACGAGGGTGACGGCAACGCCGGAGCCGACGCGTTCCAGGAAGACCTCGAAGAGGTGATGACCGTCCCGATCCAGGAACCCGACGCCGCGTCGGGAGCGGTCCCGCTCGTCTTGCGCGTCCCGGCCGACTACGCCGACAAGATCAAGCACATCACCCTCGAACGGCCCCTCGACGAAGGGTTCGCGAAGCAGCGCGAGGAACTGATCCGCCGCATCGCGAACGGTCTCGACCTTCCCGCCGAGGTGCTCCTCGGCCTCTCGTCGGGGAACCACTGGTCGGCGTGGCTCGTCGACGACGTCATGTTCTCCTCCCATATCGAGCCGCTCCTCCATCTCATCTGCTGGGCGGTCACCGACGCGTATCTCCGCCCGGCGTTAGAAGCGGCCGGGGTCGACGACCCGACCGACTGGGTCGTCTGGTACGACGCGACCGCGATCGTGAAGCGGCCGAACCAGGCGCAGGACGCGACCGACACCTACGACCGGGGGCAGCTCTCCGGCGAGGCGCTCCGCCGCTACAAGGGATTCACGGAAGCCGACGCGCCGACCGACGAGGAGAAGGCATCGTGGGACGGGGCGATCCCCCAGGGTGAGGTCCCGAAGCCGGGTCCGCCGCTCGGGCCGGGCCGCCAGAAGCAGGGGCTACCAGGAGCCGGGCCGGGCGAGAAGCCCGAAGCCGGGCCGGGCAACGTCGAATCGGTACCGCCGGAGCCGAAGACGACCGTCGGGAACGAACCGGGGCCGTCGCCGTCGCAGCCGGTCACCGCGTCTGGCGCGCGGCGCAGCACGGTCGGACGGACGCTCCTCGACCTGGAACGCGCGACTCGCTACCGGATCGCGGAAGCGACCGACGCGGCCGTCTTCCGGACCTTGGAACGGGCTGGGGCGTCGCTCCGCCGTCGCATCAACGGCAAGGCGCCGTACGCGGCGGTGGTCCGCGACGTCGCGAACGGTCACGTCGCCGCGACTCTCGGCCGTGAACACGTCCGGGCGCTCGGCGTCGAGGAGCAGGACCTGACCGACGACTCCCACGACGAGCTGCGCCGCAAGTGGCTGGCGATCGTCGCCGCCGCCCAGTTCCGCGTAGCGTCGATCGCCCGCGACGAAGGCGCCGACATCGACCCGGACGAGTACGTCGCCGCCCACGCGGGCCACCGCGAAGCCGGACTCGGTGTGCTCCTCGCCGGAGTCGCCGCGATCACCGCGGCGCGGCTCTACTCGCCGTCGCCGTCGGCGCCGCCGCTCGGCGAGCACGACACGAGCGTCACGACCCCGATGGGCTTGATCCGCTCGGCGCTCGACCGGGCCGGGGGCGCGACCGGAACGCAGACCCGTTCCGGCGGCCTCATCGTCCAGACCCCGGACGGGCCCGCCCCCGCGCTCGGTCTCACCGGAGGGCCCGACGCGGCGGAGGCACTCGCCGCCGCCGGACTCGAAGCCGAGACGGGCGCGTACACGTGGACGGTCGGCGGCCCGACCCGCCCGTTCGAGCCGCACCAGGACCTCGACGGGATCACGTTCGACCGGTGGGACGACGACCAGCTCGCCGCCCAACCAGACGAGTTCCCGTACGTCGACTTCTACTGGCCGCAGGACCATGCGGGCTGCCAGTGCGACGCGCTGCTCGACTACACGCAGACGGGGAATCCGGCGCCGCTCGTCCTCACTCCCGACGGGGAGGGCGGCACCGCCGCGTTGCTCCCCGAGGAGGTCGAGTGATGGCAGGGAACGAGGGCAACCCGGAGGCGCTGATCAACTGGTACAACGACGGCGCCGACGGGCAGATCGACTGGGGTTCGCCGGGCGACTTCGAGCAGTGTGTCGAGATCGCCGGGCAGCACGTCTCCGACCCGGAGGGGTTCTGCGCCGAACGTCACCACGACGCGACCGGCGAATGGCCCGGCAAAGGCGCGCATGGCGGAGCCGCCGCGGAGGTCCTCGACGCGTTTGGGCATCCGACGCCGGGTGCGCTCCCCGACCGGGTGTCGTCGAAACGGGCAAAGGTCGGCCAGGCCCGCCGGGCTACTGGTGGCGCGCCGGGCTACGCGCGGTCTCTCGCCCGCCGGGTCCTCGACGCGTTCCGGTCAACGCCTGCCGAGTGAATGTTCGGGAAACGGGTGGTCTGACCGCCGCGAGCGCGGACCCGAGACGGCTACCGTCGGGCCCGCACCGTCCCCCTCGTAGAGAGGCCCCGCGGTGGAACCCGAAGCCCATCACGACCCACGTATCCCCGTCCACGACAGCGAGGTCAGCGCCAAACTCGACGCGGTCCTCGCGAAGCTCGACGACGTCATCACGGTCTTCCAACAGGAGGAAGAGCAAGTGTCTCTCGACCTTTCCGCCCTCACCGCCGCAGTCCAGTCCGACACCGACGCGACGTCTTCGGCCGTCACGCTGATCCAGACCCTCGCCTCGGAGATCACGAACGTCGCTGGCGACCAGACGGCCGTCAACGACCTCGCGACCCAGATCAGCTCGGCGGCGCAGAGCCTCGCCGCCGCGGTCACGGCGAACACCCCGGCCGCTCCCCCGGCCCCGACCGTCTAGCCTGGGGTTCCCCCCACCCTGAAGAGACCGGCGTCGCCTACGGGGCCCGCCGGTCTCTTCGCGTCTGGGGGGTACCACGACCCGCGGGGTGCTGTGCTCTACGCTCCCCGGTAATCCGAACTGGGCATCCCGCCGGAGGGGTCCCGCAACCTAACGCCCGAGGTCTGGGCGCGGAGGCGTATCCGGCATGTGGACGATGACCCAGAACGAGGACGGCACCTGGACGCTCACCCGCGACGGTGAGCCGATCGGCGAGCCGTTCGCGTCGGCGGCCGAAGCCGCCGCGGCGATCCCCGAGGACGGCCTGACCGGCGAAGCCGGTCCGGAGTTCCAGGCGATCCTCTGCGTCGAGGGTGTCCCGACCGGCGAGTCGCCGAAGCACTCCCGCTACCTGGAAGTCGGCGGCGGCGCGTGGCGGGCCCTGCCGCTCCCGTTCATGGCGATGCAGCACACCCCACCCGAGGGCGGCCACGCCGGGGCGGTCCTCGCCGGGCGTATCGACCGGATCGAGCGGCTCTCCGACGGCCGTCGGATCTGGGCGCAGGGTCACTTCGATACGGGCGACGTCGGGACGGAAGTCGCCCGGCTCGTCCACGACCAGACGCTCCGCCACGTCAGCATCGACCCGACCGGCGTCGACGAGGTCCTCCAGCCGCTGTCGGTCTCCGCCGAGGACGGGTTCCCGACCCGGATGCTCGCCCGCTTCCAGGAGTACACGATCGGGATGGCGACGGTCGTCCCGTTCCCCGCGATCGCTCAGGCGGTCGTCTGGCTTTCCGGCGACCCGATCCCCGCCGAGGTCAGCGCCGAGCTTCCCGACCCGATCCCCGCCGATCAGGCCCCCGCGGTCGACGGGCCTGCCGAGGGCGACATCCTCGGCGAGATCGCCATCCTCGCGAGCGGCGGAACGCGAGAGGACGTCGTCGCGGCGGAGCCGGTCCGCCTCTACGTCGGCGCCCTCGTCGCGTCCGCTGCGACCGCCCCGGCCCGTCCGCCGCGCGCCTGGTTCGAGGACCCGGCGCTCGGGACGCCGACGCGCCTCACGGTCCTCGACGACGGCCGCGTGTTCGGCCACATCGCCGAGTGGAACTGCTGCCATACCGGCTACGTCGACCGGTGCGTCCAGGCGCCGAAGAACCCGACCGGCGACTACCCGTACTTCCTGACCGGCGAGACGCTCTGCGACGACGGCTCCCGGATCATGTCCGGCGCGTTGACCGTCGGCGGCGACCACGCCGAGACGAACCTCGGCCTCTCCGGCGCGCAGCGTCACTACTCCGACGTGACGATGGCATGGGCCGACGTCAACGTCGGCGAAGACGCTCACGGCATCTGGGTCGCCGGGGCGCTCCGCCCGTCGGTCACCGAAGACCAGCTCCGCGTCGTGCGCGGCTCGGCGCCGTCGGGTGACTGGCGGCCGACGAAGCGGGGCCTGGAACTGATCGCCGCCCACTCGGTCAACCATCCGGGGTTCCCGGTCTCGGCGCGGGTCCGCGACGGTCAGGTCCTGAGCCTCGTCGCCTCGGCAGGGCCGCACCTCGTCCGCGATCCGATCATGGCGTCGGCGGCGGAGGCGCGCGCCTCGTGGGACGTCTCTTCCGAAGACGTCGCCGCCGGGCTGATGGAACGTCTCCGGGTCGTGGAACTCGCGATCCAGCCGCTCCTCCCGATGGCCCGCGAGGTCCTCGCTGCCGAGATCGGCGAACCCGAACCGGAAGCGGCTCCGCCGTCGCCGTTGGAGGTCTGGGCCGCCGGGCGCGGGTGGCTGTCGACCAACGCGACGATCATCGCCGGGGGTACGGCGACGATCGCGCTGACCGCTTCAGACACGGTCCTCCTCGCCGACGCCGGGTACGTCGAGTGCCCGACGTGTGGCGGTTCGGGCGACATCCGCGACGGGAACATGACCTGCCCGGACTGCAACGGCAAGGGTGAGGTGACGAAGGCGAAGGCGGCGAGCATGGCGGGAGTCACCGTCGATGTGTTCGCCGTCACGAAGTCCGAAGGTGACGCCGGGAACTTCCCGGCCTCCGACTACGCGTACGTCCCCGACCCGGCGAAGCCGTCGACGTGGAAGTTGCGCCTGACGAAGACGCCGGGTGGGACACCCGACGCGGGGATCGTCGGCGCGGCGATCGCCGCGCTCGGGAAGGGGTTCCGCGGCCAGAAGGTCGACATCCCCGCCGCGGCGCTCGCCGGAGTCAAGGCGAAGGTCGCCGCCGCGTGGAAGAAGGCGAACCCGGACAAGGACCCGGACGACATGCCGAAGTTCGAGGATGAGGGCCCGACGCCGCTGGAGCGGCTCCTGACCCCCGTAGGAGTGTGACGTGTCCTCCTCCGACTACCTAGAAGCCGCGTGGCTCAACACGCTCCGCGGCGGCGGGAACGGCGTGACGTTCACCGCCCCGGCGGCGATCTACGCGCAGCTCCACATCGGCGACCCGACCGACGTCGGCACGTCGAACCCGGCGACCTCGACCGTCCGTCAGGCGATCACGTTCGCGGCGGCCGTCTCCGGCGCGGGGACGATGACGTCGAACACCGACGCGATCTGGAACCCGTGGGGCGGCACCACGACCGAGCAACTCACGTTCTTCTCGCTCTGGGACGCGCTCACCAGCGGCAACAACCTCGGGTCAGGGCCGCTCACCGCGACCCTCCAGGTCAACCCGAACGACTACGTCAACCTCCGGACCGGCACGGTCATCTGGACCCTCACCTAGGAGAAGTGCTACCACCATGCGCCTCAACTGGACCCACGCTACGGAGTTCTCCGAACTCTCGCCGCGCCAGCAGAACGACCTGATGTTCGCCCACACGATCGGACGGCTCGACTTCGAGCTTCCCGGCGAGTTGGGCGTCGACATCAACACCGACGACTACCGGAAGCTCTCACCCCGCCAGAAGCGGCTCCTGATGATCCCGGTCGGCGGCGGCGCGATCGGGACGAACCTCTGGGCGTCGGCCGGTCTGACCACGTCGATCACGACGTACGCGGCGGGCGACGTCCTCGGCACCGAAGTCACGGTCACGTCGTGCGCGATCGCGGCCGGGAAGTCGGGGACGATCCTCTCCGCGAACGTCTTCGACTACGCGAAGGTGACCGGCGCGATCAACGTGTTCTTCGGCTCGGCGACCCTCGCGGGCGTCGCGTCGGATAACTCGCCGTGGTCGATCACCGACACGACGATCGTCGTCGGGATGATCCCCTTCCCGACGCCGTACGCGTCGGCGTTGAACAGCTACGCGGCGGTGACGAACCTCGGCCTGTCGTACACGACGACGACGACCTCGTCGCTGTTCGCCGACCATGTCACGCTGACCGCCAACAACGTGTTCGGCGCGGCGACGGACCTGAAGTACAGCATCTCGATCCTGTTCGACTGAGCCGGTCGCCGTCGTGGACATCCGGTATGAGGGCTGGACGTTCACGATGCGCGACGGGCTCCTGCTGATCGCGAAGGACGCCGCCCCCGGCGACCGTGACGGGGACGGCGTCTTCTACGGCTACCACGACAGCTTCGTGACGAGCCAGATGGCCGATGTCGACGTCTACACCCGGGCGTTCTGTACGCTCCAGTACCTCAACGACCATGAGCTACGCGAGCAGTTCACGGTCGACGGGGCCCGGCCGTTCGATCCCCACTCGCCGACCTCGCTCACCGGGTTCCAGAAAGACTGGTTCGTCGAGCACCGGTCGGCACTGAGGGGCTACTGATGGCGGACACGTTCACCTGTACCGAGAACCCCGAGCACGTCAACTCGCTCTACTCCGGGCAGGAAGGCGCACCGGACCGGGGCCAGTCGTGGTTCGAGTGCGACGTCCACCCGGGCCGGGTCCGGGTCGGCTACTACGAGGCGCCGACCTGCGCCGTGCCGGGCTGCGTCTGCGGCCACCCGCCGGAGGACCACCCGACGACGGCGCAGCGGTACACGAACCAGGTCGGCTGGCATCCGCCGACGTTCAACGCGGACGGGACCGTCGCGACCGAGCCCTACTACGAGTACGCGGTCCACTCTCACTCCTACTCGGGCGACGGCGGCCCCTGCCAGGAACAGGTCGGGATGCACAAGCTCGTCGGGTTCCTCTGCATCGACTGCGGCGCCCCGCTGGAGGGGATGCCGACGAAGGGGTAGGCGGTGCGTCCCGCGTTCGAGGACCAGTTCCCAGGGTCGAACGGGTCTGCGTGGAACGTAGGGAAATGGGTCAACTCGACGTTCGGTGCAACCGGCTGGACTAGCGACATTCAGTCTGCTGCAGGCCGACTCCTACCCGGTACCGGCTCTGGCGATTCGTCAAACGGGATGATGGCCAGTATGGCCCCCATCGCCGACGCCGAAGTCCTCGTCGCCGTTCTCCCCACGTCGACGACGACTGGTTCGTCAGTCGAAATCTATCTACGCGGCAACGGCACCTGGTCCACTAACGCGTACGCGCAGAATAGCGGCGTCAACCTCGAACTCGAACCTGCCAACAGCGTCTACAACCTGTGGTCTGTTAGCGGCGGCACACAGAAACAGCTCGGGTCGGTCAACCCGGCGTACACGTTCTCGACGTCGACAAAGACGTGGGCACGGTTCCGGGTTCAGGGCAACACCGTCGCGGTCAAGTTGTGGCAGGACGGTACAGCCGAACCGTCTAACTGGAACCAGTATGTCAACGACACACAGTTAGGTACGCAACCACCCGGTGTTCTTTCGCTTTCGGTTGGGAACAACGGGATCACGGGCGCTCGCGGGGCCAACTTTTCGGCGTTGACAGTCACGAATCTGCTCGAACCGCTCGTGATTCGTACCTTGTCGTCGCCGGATGGGAACTGGCGACGATACGTGACCCAGTTGACGAGCCGGGTGCCGTGGTCCGCGAGCGGGACGATCAACTCGGACGCGACGCTGACCGGGACGGCGCTCGACCAGCCCCGCTGGGAACCCGCCGCGCAGTACGCCCGGATGCGCCGCCAGGGTCAGCCGCTCACGCCGGTCAAGGCGGTCGCGACGCCGGGCGCGACGATCCAGTCCGACGGGTCGCTCTCTGGCGGCGGGTCGGTGATCCCGACGGTCGGTCTCGTCGGCCGTCTCCGCGCGCTCGCCTCCCACCAGTTCCCCGCCGAGCCCCGCCAGCAGACCGCTACCCCGGGCGGGACGGTCCAGTCCGACGGGTCGGTGACGGGCACGGTCCTGCGCGTCGCGCCGGACGTCGCGGGCCGGGCCCTGACCCGGTTCCGGTCGCGTCTCCCGGTCGGGCAGCCCCAGCAGACCGCGACGCCGGGCGGGACCGTCCAGTCCGACGGGTCGGTCAGCGGGTCGGGGTCGGTGATCCCGACGCTCAACGTCGCGGCTCGGCTCCGCCAAGACGCTCCTCCGCCGTACCCGCGTCAGCCCCGCCAGCAGACCGCCGTCGCGGGCGGGACGATCCAGTCGGATGGGAGCCTCGCCGCGTCTGGGTCGGTGATCCCGTCCGCCGGGTGGCTCCTCCGCCTCCACGCCCTCGCCGGGTCGCGAGCCGCGCAGCAGGGCCAGCAGACGCTCCTCTCGGGCGGGACGATCCAGTCGGACGGGACGTTGACCGGTACGGGCGGCGACTTGTCCGCCGCGGTCCCGCCGAACATCGTCACGCTCCTCGCTCTCCTCGGACCGCACCGCCAGGCGGTCCGCCCCCAGCAGACCCTCACGCCCGGCGGGACGATCCAGTCCGACGGGACACCGACCGGCACCGCGACCGCCATCCCGACGACGAACGTCGGGCAGCGCCTCGCCGCGCTCGGCCCCCACCGGCAGGCGCAGGAAGGACAGCAGACCCTCATCACGGGCGCGGCCGTCGCCTCCGACGGGACTCTTACCGGGTCGACCGTCGCCGGGCCGACCTCGAACGTCTGGGCCCGGCTCCGCTCCCTCGTCGGTTCCCGCCAAGCCCAGCCCCGCCAGCAGACCGCGACGCCGGGCGCCACGATCGCTTCAGACGGCTCTCTGACGGGTTCCGGGACGGATACGCCGACCCTGGTCCCCGCGGCCCGTATACGGGCTCTGAGCGGCTCTCGCGAGGCGCTAGGACCACGGCTGACCTCGACGACCGGCGCGACGATCCAGTCCGACGGGACGCTGACCGGGCAGGGATCGTCGATCCCCGCGGCGGCGTTCCTCGTCCGCCTCTTCCAACTTGGCCCGCACCGGCAGGGCCAGCAGGGCCAGCAGACCCTCGTCACCGGAGGCACGATCCAGTCGGACGGTTCACTCACCGGGACCGGCGGTGACCTGTCCGCCGCGGCGCCGACCCTCAACGTCGTGCTCCTCATGCAGCAGCTCTCCGAGCATCGCGGCGCCGTCCAGGGCCGCCAGACGCTCCTCACCGGAGCGACCGTCGCCTCCGACGCGACGCAGACCGGGACCGCCGCGTCGACGCCGACGACGAACGTCTTCGCCCGGCTCCGCGCGCTCCGGACGGCCCGACACCCGCAGCCGCCCCGCCAGACCCTCGCGACCGGCGGCGCCGTCCAGTCCGACGCGAGCCTCGCCGGGTCGACGACGAGCATCCCGACCCTCAACCTCTGGCAGCGGATCAAGGCCCTCGTCGGGAACCGCCAGGCACAGCAGGGCAAGCAGACCCTCCCGACGGGCGGGACGATCCAGAGCGACGGGTCGCTCACCGCGGGGGGAAGCGTCCGGCCGACGATCAACTTCCTCGCCCGGCTCCGCGACCTCCGCTCCGTCGAGTACCCGAAACGGCCCCGCCAGGGTCTCCTCCTCACCGGGGCGACCATCCAGTCCGACGGGTCGCTCACCGGCACCGGAGGCGACGTCGCCGCGTCGCCGAACAAGGTCGGCCTGGCGACTGCCCGCGTCGCCGCGCTCGACCTCGCGACGCCGACCCTCCGCGCCTCCTCGTCGGTCACCCAGAAGCTCGTCGCCGCCCTCGCGACACAGACCGTCGTCCTCCTCGACGACGCGACCGCGGGGACCGCGCTGACCGACGAGGCGACCGCTACCCTCCTGCCCCATGACCCAACCGCGGGGTGACCTCGCCCACTACCTCATCGGGCAGCGGGTCCGGTCCACCGTCTACTTCGAGAACCCGCTCTCGACCGTCGCGCCGCTCGGCCCGAACGGCTTCTCGCTGATCGACCCGGACACGGTCGTCGGCATGGTCCACTACCCGGACGGCACCCAGACTTCCCACACCTGGGCGGGTCTCGGCGACACGGTCACCGTCCACGAGTCGCTCGGCATCTGGCATATGGACGTCGACCTCATCGCCGACGCGGTCGAGACGACGGCGGGCTACCGGCCGAACGGCCTCTGGTCGATCCGGTGGAAGTCGCCGACTGGCGCGGTCGTGACCGCGACCGAGACCGACTTCTGGGTCGACGACTCGGCGTTCTCAGTCCCCTAGACGCGACGAGACCCCGGGCCTCCTCTCCCGGGGTCTCGCCTGCTCGGGTGTCGGGTCTCAGCCGACCCGCTGGACCTTCGAGCCCCACGGGAGGCCGCGGTTGTCCGCGCACGTCGGGCCGTACCCGGCGGCGATGGACTCCGGCGTGTCGATCGGCGACGAGCAGAAGCAGCACCGGCCGACCATCGCCCCGAAGGCCGCCGCCTGCTCCGCGGTCGCGAGCGTCGCCGAGGAGAGGAGCCGGAGGTAGCCGCCCTGGCCGTAGTCCCAGTCGACCTCGCCGGGCGTCGTCAGCTTGCCGTCGTCGGCCCAGATCGCCTCGCACTCGACGCAGGCCTTGACGGCGTAGGGGCGGCCGGACCGCTGGGCGATGTGGATGCGGTAGTAGTCGCCGTCGAGGAAGTGGACGTCGTTCCGCTTCGGCTCGTACCCGTCGGTCGGGCTGACCGTCTCGGCCGTCTGACGCTCGACGCACTCGCCGTCGTTGTGGGCGACGATCCAGCGGCCGTTCTGCTTCCCGAGACGTCCGGCGCCTTCGCCGACCTGGCCGCCGCAGAGGACGCAACGTCCGGCGTACCGGTTCGGGCGGTCCTGGAGGGTGACGCCTGCGGGGACGTCCGCCGGGCTGGCAGCGGGCACCTGCCGCTCGGCCTTCGGAGTGGCAAGGAGACCGTCAATGAGGGTCGAGACCGTCGACTTCGTCCACGTCCCGTTCGAGGTGTAGGCGGAGCGGAAGGTCTCGAAGTCGACGTCGCGCTCGGCGAGGAGGCGGCTGAGGAATCCGACCTGCTTCTCGGTCGGCTCGTCGGTGCGGGGAGCGGCCTGACGGCGGGACTCGAAGCGGTCGAACGCCTCGGCGACGACCGGGGAACCGAGGAGACCGGCGGGCTCGCACCACTCGCAGGGGAGACCGGCATCCGCGCTGCTCATCGGGACGTTGCGGGCGACGATCTCGCGGGAGACGATCTTCGGGTCCGACCCCGTCCAGGTGATCTGCGAGCAGGTGTCGCTGTAGTGGCCGGTCCGGCTCGTGGTCGGCTCGAAGACCGGGTCGGGAACGTTGGTCCGGCGGCCGCGGCGGGCGAGGCGGCTAGCGGGGGTCTCCCGCATCCAGACGGTCTCGGTGACGACGGCTGCGGTCTCGGTCGTGATGACTGCCGGTGCGCTCATGGGATCCTCCTCGGGGTTCCTGGTGCGGAACGTCTCGCTCACGACCCAAGTATAGCCCCATCGGGCCGGAGAAAGCTAGCCCTTGGGGGGGAGATTTTGGCGGGTCCGCCAGGGCGGCTCCGGGCCGTGCCTACAATCCGGGCCCAGGAGAGCCACCCGCCCGTCTGGCGGGCCTCCGGGGAAGTCCGGCCGTTGCCCGGGCCCCGTATGCGCTCGACGACCACCTTCTCGTCAGAGCAGCACACCCCGGAGGGGCCCCGATGTCCGACCTGACCTTCCTCACCCCGGCTGAGCGCCGCGCCGCGATCGCCGAGGGCCGTCTCAGCATCTCGGGAGGCGACGGCGACGAGCCGACCCCCGACCCGGAGCCCGCCGCGACGCCCGACGTCGCCGAGCTGGTCCGCCGGGTCGAGACCCTCTCGACCCTCGACGACGCCACCCTCGCCGACACCCGCGACCAGCTCGTCGGGATCGGCCGCGAGATCGGCGCCGAACCGCAGAACGCGGAGACCGTCGCCGCGCTGACCCAGATCCGCGACGCCGTCCTGGCGATCCGGACCGAGGAGTCGAACCGGGAGACGGAGGCGGAACGCCTCGCGAACGAGGCCGCCGACGCGCTCTCCACGATCGAGGGGACGCCGGAGACCCCGGCCGACCCGGAGGTGGCCGCCGAGCCGCCCGCCGAGACGGAGATGGCAGCCGAGGTCGCCGAACCCGCCGCGGCGGAGGTCGCGGAGCCCGAGACCGACCCGGTAGCGGAGGCCGACCCGGCCCGCGTGCCGGTCGTCGCGTCGACGGCGCCGCGCCCGACTCCGCTGGAGCGGGTCTCCGCTCGTCGTCCGGCGGCGGCGGCTCCACGTCCGGCCGAGGAGCCGTCCGCCCCGGACTACGGCCTGCGGATGCTCAGCATCGACCCGAACGGCGCGCCGACGGCGAACCAGTTCAGCGACCTCGGCGAAGTCGCCCGGGTCTTCGAGCGGGCCCACGACGTCATCGCCCGGTCCGACGCCCGCGAGGCGGGGACGCACATGATCGTGTCGTTCCAGGCCGAGTATCCGGACGACCGGGTGCTGCGCGCCGACGCTTCTCCGTCGGACAACTCGGCGACCGTCGCCCGCGCGATGGGACTCCCCGACCTTCAGGCGATCGTCGCGTCTGGTGGTCTCTGCGCCCCGGTGAACAACTACTACGGCCAGGCTCACATCGGCGACAACGGCCGCCCAGTCCGGGCAGCCCTGCCGTCGTTCAACGCCGACCGTGGTGGTATCCGGTTCGTCGCTCCGGTGAAGCTCTCGACGATCCTCGACAACACGACCAGCGCGGCGATCACGACCGTCACGATGGCTCAGGACGCGACGAGCAAGGCGAAGACGAAGCAGACGGTCACCTGCCCGGCGATCACCGAGGTCGACGTCACCGCCCAGGCGGAGCGTCTCGGCTTCGGGAACGTCCTGTCCCGCACCTTCCCGGAGCGGGTCCAGAACATCCTCGAAGTCACGATGGACGACCTGTCCCGGGTCGCGGAGCGTCGCCTCCTCACCCAGATCGGTGCCGGTTCGACGTCGACGACCGTCGCCCTCTCCGGCCTCGGTATCGCGTCGGAGTTCCTCGGTGCCGTGACCCGCGGCTGCGCCGCCTACCGGAACCGTCACCGCATGGCGACCGACGCTCAGCTTCAGGTCCTCGCCCCCGCGTGGCTCCTCGACGCGATCCTCGTCGACCTGACGGTCGGTGTCAGCCTCGACGTCGACTTCTGGGAGCTGAACAAGGCCCGCATCGAAGGGTTCTTCACCCGGGTCGGCGTGGCGATCACCTGGTACCGCGACGGTGAGGTCTCGAACCCGGGCCAGACGGCGCAGGACTTCTCCGCCCAGTCGGGTCTCGGCGCCGCGCTCGTCGACTACCCCGACCAGGCCGTCTGGTACCTGTTCCACGCTGGTGCGTGGCTCTACCTCGACGGCGGCGAGATCAACATCGGTCTCGTCCGGGACTCGACGCTGAACTCGACGAACGACTACGAGATCATGTACGAGTTCTTCGAGGACGTCGCGTTCGTCGGTGTCGAGAGCATCCGGGTCGTCCAGACGTTCTGCTCCAGCGGTACCCGTGCCGCCGGGAAGGACGTGTCGGCGGCTTGTACCTCGAAGACGGGCTTCGGCTCCTAGCGGGGCTGGACGTAGGGAACGGGGCGTAGCGACCGATGGCCGACACTTCTGGTGCGCCCGCGGTCGTTATCGCCCCGATTCCCGCCCTACCTCCCCGGGCGGAACTGAACCTCGTCCAACTCGCGATCGGGCCGAACAACCCGACCCGCGACTTCAACGGGGCGCAGGTCTCGACCTGGACTGCCGGGGTCACCTGGCGGCCCGAGAACGTCACGAAGGGCGGCATCGCCGACGCGTGCAACGTCGGGACGCTCACCCCCGCCGCGAACCTCTCGAAGCAGCGGGCGATCCCGTTCTTCATCTGGGAGGCTGAGGACTGCACGTCCGCGCAGGATCAGGACGTCGCCGACGCGCAGGGCCGAGCAGTCCGGCTCCTGAAGGCGAACCTGTCTCAGCGGATCGCGAAGGAGATGTGGCGCGGCGACCAGGCCGGGCCGAACGGCTGGCCGAACCCGTACCTCGCCCGCGACGCCGCAGGCGGCCCGTACGTCGACGGGTCTGTCCCGTCGGTCGTGAAGAAGGTCGCGGCCGGGTCGACGGTCAACCCGATCGCGGCGCTCGCCGCGCTCGACCAGGCGATCGCGACGTACGGGACCGGCGCGCAGGGGATGATCCACTGCACTCGCCGGACCCTCGACGTCTGGGCGTCGAACCACCTCGTGAACCGGGAGGGTGGCCTGCTCCTCTCCCCCCAGTCGAACGTCATCGTCGCCGACGCCGGATACGACGGCTCCGGTCCTGGCGCGGGCGGTACCGCCCACGCCGCGGCGGCTCCCGACGCGACCGGCGTCCAGGCTTGGGCCTACGCGACGGGGATGGTCCAGACGTTCGTCTCCGACATCGAGGTCGGCGGCGCGCAGCGGGCCAACGACGCGCTCCTCGGCCTCCCCCAGGGGCTCGGTCCCGACGCGCAGACGATCACCCGAGGCGGGAGCCCGGACACGACGAGCTACAACCGACGGGTCGTGATCGCCTCCTGCTACGGCGTCGCGATCTTCGACCCGGCCATCCAGATCGGGTGCCTCATCGACCACACCCTCGACCTGACCGACACGACCCACTGGTCCGCCACCCTCCCGTAGGAGCCCACCGTGCCCACTCCGGATTGTTTCCAGTCGCTCGACCTCCTCGCCATCCGGGTGTCGCGCCTCTACTCCAGCGGCAGCGTCGTCTACGGCGCGTCGAACGCGATCCTCTCGTCCGCCCAGATCAAGCTGGACGTCGACTTCGACAACCGGAAGGGCGACGACCTGGAGATCGTCAACGGTGCCGGGAAGATCTGCGGCGCCTACCAGGACGTCGACCGGCTGAAGCACGTCATCCTCGCGATGGACCTCTGCCAGCTCGACTTCGGTCTCCTGGAGATGCTGACGACCTCGTCGGTCTACTACTCGGGTGGGAACCCGATCGGCCTCCAGCCGCTCAACGTCGGCGCCGACCCGAACGCGGGTGTCTGTTTCGAGGCGTGGACGAAGGCGTGGGACACGAGCGGGCAGGCGGTCCCGGCGTTCACGTCGCCGAACAACGCCTACCTCCACTGGGTGTTCCCGAAGGTGGTCTGGTACTGGCAGAAGTTCACCCTCCAGCACGGGTTCCTCACCGTGCCGGTCCAGGGCAACGCGTTCGAGAACACGGCGATGGCCGTCCACGGGCCGTTCAACGACTGGCCCGCGGCGATCGCCGCGTCGGGTGGCATCAAGCGGTGTTTCGGCGTCTTCTTCGACTCGAACCTGCCGACGGTCTCCTGCGGTTACCAGAACGTCACGTCGGTCGCGAGCTGACCGTGGCGGCCCCGAGCCCCGGGGTCATCACGCCCTGGGCCACCCTCGACGACCTCTGCGCCCCGTGCGCGCAGCCACCGGACGGGACCCTCGCGCAGATCGAGTCGCGGACGATGCTCCGCTACCTCCAGTGGGCGTCCGACGTCCTGTTCGCCAGGACGGGACGCCGCTGGTCGGGTGCGTTCACCGGCCTCGTCGTCCGGCCCGCGGTCCGTTCGTACGGCGACGGGTCGCCTCTCCCCCGGTACGGGACGAGCGGCGTCGGGTCGCTCGGCTCTTTCGACTACCGCTACGGCGGGATCGGCGGCGGGATCTACGGGTTCCGGACGTCGGGTGCTCCGCTTACCCGCAACGGCGCGGGCGTGGGCCTGTCGGAGATCACGCTCGGCGTCTACCCGCTGAGCGCGGTCTCCCAGGTGAAACTGGACGGGGTGGCGCTCAACGCGTCGGAGTACCGGGTCGACGACTTCCGGTGGCTGGTCCGGACCGACGGGACACCGTGGCCCGCGCAGCAGCGGATGGACCTCGACGACACGCAGCCGGGAACGTTTTCGGTGACCGTGTCGGGCGGGATGGGCCCACCGTCGGGAGGGGTGACGGCCTGCGCCGTCCTCGCCTGCGAGTTCGCCCGCGCCGCCGTATCGGACC